TCAAGATATATCGAAAGCAAATATTTTGCTGAAGATACATTAAACAACTTGCATAAGATTGGCGCATCAATGATTCGGCCAATGAAGAAAACTTGGAGAGGCTGGAAACTTGATAAATATGATGCAAGTAAACACGAGGAATATGCACAAGATTTATTGTCTGCTCCATTTGAACAAGTTTTTGGTAGCGTGGTTTTTTTTTGTCAAGTATTCACCGACTCGATAAAGAGTTTGGCGGATTATTTCAAAATGGAGATGATAAAGAAGGGGATGACACAAGAGGAGGCAGAGATACAAGTGGAAATTTTATGCGCAAGTATGGATGGATTTATCAAGTTACCATCATCGCAGAACACGAAAAAATTAGACTTGAAGAAGCCTACGAACTTCCAACAATTCAAGCATTAAACGATTTGAGTTATATTAAATCTAAACAAGCGCACGATAGCGAACAAATGAAACAGATATATGCCAAGCATTAATCAAGCTCAAGCAAGTTTAGGAAAAGGTTTTACTGTTGGTGGTAGCGCACAACAAGGCGAAATTGCTTTGGATAGTGTTGAATCTGTAATGATTAAATATGCAGTTGCATTTATTGAGAAAGCAAAAGCAACTATTACAAAAAAAGGGAAGATTGATACTGGACATTTATCAGATATTAAAGTTGGAACATTAGTTCAAGAAGGAACTAAATACTTTTTGACTATTGGATATGATAAAAGCAATCCAGCTTCTGAGTATTATGATTTCCAAAATAAAGGAGTAAAAGGAATTAAAAGTAATCAACCTAATTCTCCTTATAAATTTAGAACATTAAGCATTTCGCCAAAGTTTGTTTCGGCTATTATGGCTTGGTATTTAAGACATCCAAATTATATTCGGAATGAGGATCAACGAAAAGGTTTAACAGGATTACAAGCCAAACGAAAATCTATTGCAAAAATAGTAAGTAAAACTACCAAGATTAAATCATTAGCAGAGGCAACGGCTAAAAGCATTAAGAAAAAAGGATTAAAAAGAATAGGTTTCTTTGAGGATAATTTAAAAGTATTTGGAACGGAGTTTCAGCAACAAATGGCTCACGCATTAGGAACAGATGTAGCAATAAGCATAAAGCAACAATTTAAAGGTAATGGCAATAACAATAACAAGTAGTCCGGGAGCATATTCATCAGCATCTGATTCGATGTGGATTGTATGCTCTTCAACCAATTCAAATCAATCATCTTTCAAATATGTATTTGATGTATCATTTGGTGGCATCACAATCGCCACAATTAAAATATTCCCAGATTCGGGAGGCTACGGAGTATTCGATACGGCTCCTATTATCAGAAACTACTTTAGTAGCACATTTATCCCTACCGGAAGTGGATTGCTACAAGGCGCATCTGATGGATTGCACATTGACTACACAGTTAATTTCGGAGAAGAATATGGTGGAACTACTTACACAAATTTAACTTCTGGTAATTATTCAGCTTGGCAATACATCTTAAATCCTTATCGTACAAGCTTATCAACATTTGCCAATAAATTTTTGACAACAAGAGATAAGACACAAGCAAAAGTAATGAGTGGCGAGAAGTTCTTTATCACTTATTTTAATGCTGATGCAGCCAATGTAACTGCAACGATTCAAAAATTGAATGAAGATGGAACAAATAACGGCTCATCTTCAATAGGTTCTGGAATATCAACAAGTCAATCATTACTTTTAGACATATCTCCTACTGCGATTAATAGCTATTTAGGAAGTTCTTTTATATCAGATAGTACATTTGCCTATTCGGTAACAATTGGAAGCGATACAATCAAACTATCGCAGACTTGCGCACCAAGATTTACTCCAGTTTATTTAGTTTTCCAAAATGCTTTTGGTGGTTATGATACTTTTGCTTCGAGATTGCTATCAAGAAACATGAAGAAATTCAACCACAAGAATTATGATTCAGTTGATTATGTTCGAAGTGGTGGCTCAATGAGTTATAAAGATTCTTATAATCGTTATTATGGAGGTATGACAAACTTTGCTACAAGCATTGATAACTCATATAAAATAGTTTCAGATTACTTATCTGTTACTGATTATAATTGGGGTTCTGAATTGCTTGCAAGTAATGAGGTTTACTATTGCATCAATGGCGATTATTATCCAATCACCTTCCAAACTCAAAACTGGGAGGAAAAGAATTATAATTCAGATAAGATGTTCAATTTTGAATTGACATTTGATTTAGGTAAAACTACTTACGCTCAATTTAGATAGATGATTACAGAGATATATGTTGAAGGGCAAAGGCTTGATTTATTTTCTGACATTGGTGCAGAATTAAATTACGCTATTGATGATGTCAAAGATTTTGCTTCAAGGAATACAAATTATTCAAAGACTATAACTATACCAGGCAATGCAAATAATAATAAGGTATTTGGCCACATATACGATTTTGGTGCTGGCAATAATTATGGTTATCATTCTACTGGCGCAAATGTTGGTTATAACTTCGATCCTACGCGTTCGGCATCTTGTAAGATATATCATAATAAAATACAAATATTTAAAGGTGTAATCAGATTGATGCAAGTCAATATTGATAAAGGCTTTATTGAGTATGAATGTAGCGTATTTGGAGAACTTGGAGGCTTTTCTTCAGCTATTGGAAACTCATTATTAGAAGATTTAAAGGTATTTTCTTCTTATAATACCGTATGGACTGAAACTAATATTATCAATTCTTGGAATGTAAGTGGTGGTAGTGGTATTGTATTCCCTTTAATTGATTATGGGCAATGTAAAAGTGGCGACCATGACTATCACATGAACGCTTTTCGACCAGCTTTCTTTGTAAAAGAATTGGTAAATGCCATTATTACTAAAGCAAAATATACTTATTCATCGGCTTTCTTTGATTCAACATTCTTCAAATCTCTTATTATTCCGAATAATAGTGGAGATATGAATATTCTGCGTTCAAATTTATTAAATGCACAATCAGCCAATCAAACTACAACATCAACAGATTATGCAATAGTATTCAATTCAATTAATCAATATCAATTCACAAATACGGCTGGCAATGTATTTACATTCACAGGCTCAAATGGATCAATAGGTAAATTTAAAATATTCGGAAGTGGTACATATTCCTCAACTAAGGATATTACCATTGCTTTAATTCAAAATTCAACAACGATTTGGTCTGGCATTTTAGCCAAGAATGGAACTGCTACAAGTGCTTTTGATTTAGACCAATTAATAAGCACTACTTTAAATAACGGAGATACAATTCAAATTGCAGTAACTGCATCAGCTACTGGTAACTCAAATTATAATTTTCATACTGATAATATTGAATTTGATTTTGATTTGGATACCAAGACATTAATCAAAGCAGTATATGGTGATAGTTTAATAATGAATGATTTGCTTCCAAAGAATATTCAGCAAAAGGATTTCTTTATCTCCATTTGTAGAATGTTCAATCTCTATGTATGGGAGGATGCAAATAAAAGTAATCATTTAAATATTGAGCCTTATATTGATTTCTATAATACAGGTGCTGGATTTCTAAAGATTAACGATTTAGGCGAATTATTCTTGCATGGGGAATCGGGAGATTCAACAGGTTTGCTTTTGCTTTCCGATCCAGTAGCAAATTCAATTAATTGGAATGAGAAGCTTGATTATGGTCAGCCTATTACAATAAAACCAATGAGCGAATTAAATGCTCGATATTATGATTTCTTTTATGATGATGATGATGACTTTTTAACTGAAGCTTATCAAAAGAAATACAATCTTAATTATGGAGATAGAAAGGAAGATACAAACTATGAATTTGCATCTGATAGATTTGAAACCAAATTAATCTTTGCTCCCGGAGTATTAGTCAAGCGTTCAGTCGATCCAAAGTTTGCAGTTAATATTTATAAATCTAATAACGGAACTGAGGAACGCAAAGACCATAAGCTTCGAATAATGCAGTTTGCTAAGATTACAGGATTAAGTCAATCATATCATATTCAAGAACCAAGCGAAGCTGGTAATGGCAATAAATCAAGTTTAATAACAACTTATGGCTATGCTGGTCATATTGATAATCCGATAACTCCAACAAATGATATTAATTTTGGAGTTCCAAATGAAACGTTATTTAGTCTATCAACAGATTATCCAACTGCCAATTTATTTACGGCATTTTGGGGAGATTACTTGGCAGAGATTACTGGCAAGGATTCAAAACTACTTACTTGCTATTTATATTTGACTATCCAAGATATTTATTCACTTGATTTTGCTCAATTAATTTATTTGAATGGAGCATTGTGGAGATTAAATAAGATAGTTGATTTCAATCCTAATCTATTCCAAACTACAAAGGTTGAATTATTAAAAGTGCTTGAAACCACATACGCATAATGGCAGTAAATGAAACGGTAGGGATTAATCTTGTAGCAGATACCAAAAGTCTGCGCTCCCAATTAAAGGAGGCAGTTGCTGAATTAGCAAATTTACAGAATAAAGCTGGAGCATCTGCAAAAGAGATTGCTACTGCTGCAAAAAGAGCAGCCGAATTAAAGGACAGAATTGGCGATGCAAAAGCTACTATTGAAGCATTTAATCCAGATGCTAAATTTAAAGCATTCGGTCAATCTATTGCTGGTGTTGCTGGTGCTTTTTCTGCTGCTCAAGGAGCATTAGCTTTATTTGGTGTTGAATCAGAGAATGTACAAAAGCAATTACTCAAAGTACAAGCTGCATTAGCTTTATCTGAAGGATTAAACTCAATCATGGGTTCGATTGATGGTTTTAAGAACTTAGCTTTAGTAATTAAAACACAAGTATTATCTGCATTTTCTACTCTAAGAGGTGCTATTATTGCAACAGGTATTGGTGTATTAGCCATTGGTTTAGGCTTAGTTATAGCAAATTTTGAGGCAGTAAAGGAAGCTATTTATAAAGCCATTCCGGGATTTAAAGGATTAGTAGATACGGTAGGAGCATTAGTAGAAAAGTTTACCGATTTTGTTGGAATAACATCTCAAGCAGAGAGGTCAGTTGATAAATTAGCAAAGCAAACTAAAAATAGAAATGCTGAACTTGAAAATGAGATTAAATTATTAGAGGCTGGAGGTAGCACATCCGATAAGATTAATAAAAAGAAGATTGAGCAAATTGAGAATGAGAAAAAGCTAATTAATGAGAAAGCTAAATTAAATGGTAAATATACCGATGAAGAACTACAGAAGCTTCAAGATTTAAATACAAATAAAGCAATTATTATTGCTCAAGATAATGTTTCAAAGCAAAAGCAAGAAAAAGCACATCAAGACGAGTTAAATAAGATTAAGCAACAAGCGGAGCAAGAGTATGCTTCATATATGCACGGCAAATATCTTGAATATGAAAGAGCAGATAAGCAACTTTATGATGATAGGATTCAAGAAGCGCATAATGCTAAATCTATTTTAGAAAAGATTGCAGAACAGACTGCTAAAAACCAAGAAATCCGAATGGATAAACTTGGTAAAAAAATCGAGAATGCTGGTACTAAAGAAGTAAAAATTGCCGAAGCTACATCAAAACAAAAAATTGCTTTAGCTGGAGATGTATTTGGTATTCTTTCTGGAATGGCAGAGCAAGGAACAGATTTGCAAAAGGGGTTAGCATTGGCTCAAGTTGCAGTTGATACAGGACTTGCAATTTCGGGTTTAACTGCATCAACTTCTGCACCATCTGCCGACAACTTGGCAACAGGAGGTTTATCTGGATTTGCAAAATATGCAGTTGGTATAATTAAGATTTTAGCCAACATTGCTCAAGCTAAAAACATTATCCAATCAGCTTCTTCAAGTGGAAGTGGTGGAGCAACAAGTGCGCCAAGTATTGATACATCTGCACCAGTTATTCCACAAATTCAAATGCCGGTACCAACTCAATTAAATTCTACTTCATTAAATGCAATTCAAAATGTAGTGGCTAGAGCGTATGTAGTTGAATCTGATATTTCAAACTCACAAAATAGAATCCAAAGAATCCAAAATGCCGCAAGGTTTTAAAATATGAATTTACCAGTTTACGCTTTAGAAATCTCAACAGATTTAGATGACCAATCAGAAGTAGATTTTGTTGCATTAGTAGATAATCCAGCTATTCAACGAAACTTCCTTGCATTTAATGAGAATAAGGAATTTAAGTTTGAGATTCAATCAGAGGAAAAGCAGATTATTTCCGGTCCGTTAATGATTGCAGATACTCCTATCTATCGTAATGATAAGAATGGCGAGTATTATGTAACATTCTCTCCGCAAACTATTGAGCAAATCGTTCAGAAATTCTTTCAAAAGGGATTCCAAAACAATGTAAACTTGATGCACGATACAAATCAGCAAGTGCAAGGAGTTACAATGTTTGAATCTTTTATCTGCGATCCATCAAGAGGAATTATGCCAATGAAAGGATTTGAAGATGCGCCAACTGGTAGTTGGTTTGGCTCTTTCAAGATTGATAATCCACAAGTTTGGGCAGATGTAAAAGCTGGCAAATTTAGTGGCTTTAGTGTTGAAGGATTATTCAATTATAAGAAGCAAGTTGATAGTAATCAAAAGATGTGGGAGCAAATCTGCGAAATCCTTGAGCAAGTTTAAAAGATAAAGAATTACAATTAAATTATTTATAAACGAGTACAAACAAAATTTTTAAAATGACAGTAAACGAAGCGATTGACAAAATCAAAGTTCTCCTTAATACACAAGAGGGAACTGTTGTTGCGCCAGATGTACCTACTGCAATGAACTTTGAAACTTATGACCTTAAAGATGGTAGTAAGATTGATTTAACTTCATTGGAGATTGGTGCAGATGCGATGTTAGTGGATGCAACTGGAAACTCTGCCGTTTGCCCAGATGGGGAATACGAATTAGCAGATGGTACTTCCATTGTTGTAACAGGTGGTAAAATATCTGAAATTGCACTTCCAGAATCGGATGCAGTTGAAGGTGAAATGCCACAAGATGAGATGCAACCAGCTACAATGTCCGAAGATAAATTCGAGGCAGTTGAGTTAGGTATCTCTGAATTGAAAGCTGAAAACGATGCTTTAAAAATTAAGTTGGAAGAAATGGAAGGCAAGTTCAATTCTGCATTTGAGCAAGTATTGGATTTAGTTAGCGATTTGGCTAAAGCACCAAGCGCAGAACCTACACAAGTTCCAAAATCTACTTTTGCAAATGTTGAAAAGAAAGCTGACAAAGAAAGCCGTTTTTTAGACAGAATTAAATCATTAAAATCTTAAATTAAAATAATATGTCATTCAATGTATCTGCGTTATCGGACTATACTATCCAAAACGCACAAGAATTAGTAACATCTTCAGTATTGGGAGCAAAGACTGCTTCATTAATCAAGGCTCAAGGTAATGTGATGGTAGGAGTTAAGTCATCTGAAACTATCAACATTATGGATACAGATGCTATCTTCCAAGATGGTTCTTCTTGTGGTTTCACTGCATCTGGCTCAACTACTTTTACTCAGCGTTCAGTAACAGTTGGTAAAATCAAAGTAAACGAAGCTCTTTGCCCTAAAGATTTAAATGCAAAGTATTTACAACAAGCATTACCAGCTGGATCAACTTATGATTCAATCGTATTTGCAGAGCAATTCTCTCAAAAGAAAGCTGCTACAATCGCAAAGCAATTAGAAGAAACAATCTGGCAAGGAGATACAGGTTCTGCGAATGTGAACTTGAACAAATTCGATGGTTTTGTTAAGTTGGTTAACGCTGCTTCTGCTTCAGTAATTCACGCTAACACTTCTGGATACTATGGTACTCCATTAGCTGCTTCTGCTGGTATCACAACTTCAAATGTTATTGCAGTAGTTGATGCAGTTTACAAAGCAATTCCAGCGCAAATCGTTTCTTACGATGATGTAGCTATCTTTGTTGGTATGGATGTATTCCGTACTTATCAAATCGCATTGAAAAATGCTAACTTATTTGCTTACAACTTCGATGGTAAAGCAGATTCAGAATTTGTATTACCGGGTACAACTATCAAGGTAATTGCAGTTCAAGGTTTGAATGGTACTTCTAAAATCTATGCAGCACGTTTGAGCAACTTATTCTTAGGTACTGACTTGTTGAACGAAGAAGAGAAATTCGAATTGTTCTACGCTAAAGAAGCAGACCAAGTACGTTTTGTATCTGAGTTCAAAATGGGTGTAAACTTCGCTTTCCCAGCTGAAATTGTTGATTTCATTTTAGCATAATTTAATTGGGCAGGTTATTAAGTTAATCTGCCCTATTTTAACACTTTAAAAGAAAATAATATGGCTTGCGCATTAACACAAGGTTACGCTCTTGATTGCCGTGATTCTTTAGGTGGTATTACCGAAGTTTACTTCATTGAATTTAAAAACTTATCAGCAATTACTGAAGCTTCTGGTGTTGTAACTGCAATCACTAAAGGTGCTGGTAAAGTTTTCCGTAAATATGAATTAGTACCAGCTACTTCTTCTTTGACTGAAAACATCAATGCAAATGTTGCAAACGGAACGGTATATTACGGTCAAGAATTATCAATCATTTTAAATAAGCTTCAAGCGAATACTCGAAATGAGATTCTATTGCTTGCTAAGAATGTATTAGTTGCAGTTGTAACTGATAATAATGGTAAATATTGGTTACTTGGTAAAACTAACGGAATCAATGTTACAGGTGGAAGTGGTGCAACAGGAACGGCTCAAGGAGATCGTTCTGGTTATACGCTTACTTTCTCTGCAATGGAAGCCAATATGGCACCGGAAGTTTCATCTTCTATCATTGCTGGCTTAATAGCTTAAAGATAGTTTGGTTGATTAGGTTAGAATTGGAGGACAGAGTTCCTCCTTTTCTTTTTTATAGTAATATTGAATTATTTGCTATTTATAAAAGATGATACACTTAATTAAAGGTCAAACCAATTCCGTAGTATTAACATTAAGCGAAAAATGCACTTTAAATTCGCCTAATTACTTATTTGTATGCACTTCAAGGAATACAAATGAGCAAGTTTCATTCGTTATTTTGAATGGAGCAGATACATCAAGTTTCAAATCAAGATATAATAAGTTCAGTATCATCACTTCTAATTACTTTGCTTCATCAACCAATGGCGAATGGTCATATATTGTGTACGAGCAAGCATCAACAAGCAATTTAAATCCAAGTTTAGCAACTGGAATCGTAGAAAAAGGGCAATTTACATTAAATGATTCTTCACAATTCTCATTTAATACCTATACTTCAGTAAGTAATACATATAAAGTACGAGATATATGAGTAATGAATTAATGGTACTTTCATTCCAAGAGGCCAAACAACCAGAATATAAGGAGAAAAAAGGCGAAGGAGGGGGCTATATTGAATTTGGTTATCGTAATGATTATCCTAATTACCTTGTTGAATTATACAATAAGTCAGCAAAGCATAATGCTATCATTAAAGGCAAGGTAAATTATATTACAGGTAACGGATTTAAAGCTGAGAATCCCGATCCTATTGCTGACCAATTTATTGAGCAACCAAATCAATATGAATCTTTAGATGAAATTACTCGAAAAGTTTCTACTGATATTGAATTATTCGGTGGTGCTTATGTCGAAGTTATTTGGTCATTGTCTGGCGATAATATTGCAGAAGTTTACCATGTTGATTATACCAAGATTCGTACTAATGCTGATAATACTCAGTTTTGGTTTTCAGAAGATTGGTCAGATAAGAAATACAAGCGTGAAGTTTACAATGCTTTCAATACACAATTAAGAACAGGTAAGCAAATTCTTTATCTAAAAGAATATCGTCCAGACTTAAAGGCTTACGCTTTACCAGGTTATTTCGGTGCTTTAAATTACATTGAATCCGACATTGAGGTTTCAAAACATATTCTTGGTAATGCTCAAACAGGATTTTCTGCAAGCAAGTTAATTACTTTGCCTAATGGCGAACCAACTGATGAAGAAAAGCGTCAAGTAGAGCGTAAGTTCACGGATCGTTTTACAGGTTCTGATGGCAAGAAATTTATTCTTTCATTTACTAATGATGCTTCTCGCAAGCCAATCATTGAGGATTTAGGAGCAAGTGATATTACAAAAGAAGATTTCAGCAATGTTGATAAAATCATTCAACAAAACTTATATGCTGGTCATCAAATTACTGCGCCAGACTTATTTGGAATTTCTACTCCCGGTCAATTAGGTTCTCGCCAACAGATGCGAGATTCTTACGAGATATTTAAAAATACTTATGTCAATGATAAGCAAATATTTATTGAACAAATATTCAATGTACTTGCCAAATTACGAGGTTCTACATCTGAAATTAAAATAGCACCAGTCGAACCGATTGGTATTGAATTTAGTGAGCAAACTATTGCAAACAATTTGACTAAAGATGAGATTCGTGAGAAACTTGGATTACCAAAATTAGAAGCAAAAACAACTTCAACAAGTCAAGATGTAGTTGATGCAATTAATAGCCTATCTCCTATTGTTGCAACTAAGGTATTAAACTCAATGACTGCAAATGAGATTCGTGGACTTGCCGGTTTAGTAAGCACACAAGAAGGCAATCAAATTATTCCCGATTCTGGAGTAGTTGGAATGTCATCACATCTTCAATTTTCAGAAGATGAAGTGATTAGTTTATTTGCTCAATTTGGTGAATCTGCCGAAGAATATGTTTCACTTCAAAAGCGACAAGTATTTGGAATGAATCCAAGTGATGAAGAGGAGGCGATGAATCTTGAATTTGCAGTTAATGAATTGACTTCAATGGATGCTTCAATTTTAGATTTAATTCAAAAAGATAAACGAATTACTCCAGAGGTTATTGCATCAACTTTAAAAACTGATATTTCAGTAATTAATAGAAGATTAAATAGCTTGGAATCTAATGGCTACATTAAATCTACCGATGTAAAAGGAACTACAAATAGAGTTTTGCCTAAACCTTTAAGCGAATTGAATGCGCCAAAGGCAGAAACTAAATCGGTAATGATTAAGTATTCGTATGAATGGAAGCCATCTGTGCCATCAAATCAAAGAGATTCAAGCGCACATCCATCAAGATACTTTTGTCATCGTATGATGCAATTAAATAGGGTTTATTCAAGAGCAGAGATTGAAACAATCAGCGCAAGATTAGGATATTCAGTATTTGATAGAAGGGGTGGATGGTGGACACAACCTAACGGAGATCATTCACCAAGTTGCCGCCATATCTGGATGTCGAATGTAATTATTAAAAAGGATTAAGAGATGAAGAATACTTTATTTATTTCGGTTAATACAATCAAGGAGAGAACTGGACTTCATGCAAATATTGATGATAAATTGATAATGCCCGAAATCGCAACTGCTCAAGATATGTATATTTTGCCTTTGCTTGGAACAAATCTTTACGAAAGACTTCAAGCTGGTATTGTTGCCAATGATTTAAACGCTGATGAGGTTACTTTATTAGATGATTTCATTACAACAACTTTAGTTTACTTTGTATTGTCAGAGTTACCGGTAGGTTTAAGCTTCCAATTTTACAATAAAGGATTAGTTCGCAAGTCAAGTGATAATACGATTAATCCCGATATGCAAGAATTGATTGATGTGGCTAATCGGTATCGGTCAAGAGCAGAATTTTATCGCCAAAGAACGATTAAATACTTGCGTCAAAACGCTGCACAAGGAAAATATCCGCAATATTTAAACTTTGGTATTGGTGTAGATAAGATTCGACCAGATAGAGATTCTTATTCAGCTTCAATGTGGCTTGGTGGAGATTATACTTATAATCCCGATAGACCTTTAAGTTTCGAAGAAAAATATCAAGGAGCATTTGGTATTTGTTTAACTTGTTAATAATATGCCTAAAGCATACTCAATTAAAAACATCAATAAACTAAAGGTTTATTTATCAAAACAAAATGGCAGTACAACAACTAACATTAAACCAAACGGTCAAATTAATTCGGGACATAGCATTAAGCCATGACCAAATAAATACTGTTTATTTTGGAGATGTTTGGGAATTTCTTGCTCAAACTGATAATACTTATCCAGCAATGTTCTATTCATTGACTGGTTCTCAAATTTCTGGAAAGAATTTGGCAATGGATTTTAGCCTATTCTTTTTAGATCGTCAATTACAAGATGAATCAAATGAAACGGATGTACTTTCAGACCAATTATTAATCGGTCAAGACATCTTTTCAATGATGCGTTATCCAAAGTTTGATTGGAAACTTGATGAAGATGTTAGCATCGAATTTTTTACTGAAAACGAAAAGGATTATTTATCGGGAGTAAAGCTTGATATTACTATTAACTATCCAATGCTTACTGATAGATGTCAAATCCCAGATGATTATACTTATCCCGAATGGATTGGAAGTGGAAGTGGCGCAAGTGGTGGCTCAATTAATTATATTAAATTCCTTTTAGATTATCCTACTTATGCAGACTTTCCAACGATTGGAGAAGTTGGTAAAATCTATGTAACGAATGATACGAATAAATTGTATCGTTTTGTAGATAGCGCATATATTGAAATTTCTCCTACAACTTCTACAAGTTGGGGATCAATTACCGGTAACATTACAAATCAAACTGATTTACAAAATGCTTTAAATACAAAAGCACCATTAGCATCTCCAACATTTACCGGAACGGTTAGTGGAATTACTAAATCAATGGTAGGTTTAGGCAACATTGATAATACAAGTGATGTTAATAAGCCAATTAGTTCAGCAACTCAAACGGCTTTAAACGCTAAGTATGATACTAGTAATCCTTCTGGATTTATTACTTCATCTGCGTTATCTAATTATGTTCCATATACAGGAGCATCACAAAATTTAAATTTAGGCTCTAAGAATTTAATAGTCAATAATATATTTGATGGTTTTTCGTCTATTACTGCATCTGGTACTCAAATAGTTTTAACAATTGATTCCGTTTCTTCTTATTTAGTTAATGGTTCTGGAGGACAAACATTTAAATTGCCAAATGCTACTACTATTCCCAATGGAGCAGTTTACATCTTTAATAATAACCAAAGTAGTGGTGCTATTACAATTAATAATAATAGTAATACATTAGTAGTATCAGTGCCAAGTGGTGGCTATGCTCAAGTAGAATTACTTGATAATACAAGTGCTGCTGGTACTTGGGATAGACATTTTCAAGCACCTTCTAACGTAAGTTGGAGTACAAATACATTCGATTACGCAGGTTCAATTACTTCGGCTACTTGGAATGGAAATGTAGTTGCAATTAATAGAGGAGGAACTGGGGCATCAACTGCAAGTGGGGCTTTAACTAATTTAGGTGGTATCGGTTTAACTGCTTTAAGTGGAACTGCTCCTATTACTTACAATAATACAACAGGAGCAATAGGCATTGCGCAAGCTACAACAACAACTAACGGTTATTTAAGTAGTACCGATTGGAATACATTTAACGGAAAGCAAGCTGCATTAACAAATCCTATTACAGGTACAGGCACAATAAACTATGTTCCAAAGTTCACAGGAACATCAGCGATAGGTAATAGCTTAATCTATGACAATGGTACAAACGTAACGATTAACGGAACTGCTGGTACAGGATTGTTTAACGTTACAGGTTCAATTACTGCTTCTTCAGCAATAGCAAGAGGTGTAAATTATACTCCAACATTAGTAGCTTCAGCGAATAGTGATGTATTAGTAGGGTTGGATATTAATCCAACTTTTACGAATGGTGCGTTTACAGGTGTTAGTAATATTGGATTAAGAGTAAAAGGAGATATAATTCCTACTTTTAATGATGTTTATAATTTAGGAACATTTACAAGTGAATTTCTTACAGTTTGGGGGCAAACATTTAGAGGTATTACTAGATTAGATTTGCGTTGTGGAGTAGGTTCAGATATGTCATTTAATAATAGTAGTATTTTAATGGCTCAATTTAAAGGTACTACTGGAAACTTTATTCTCCAAAACGGAGGAACCTTTACCGACGCTGGATACCGTTTAGATGTATTTGGATTAACTCGTTTCACAGGAACTACTGCTTCAGATACTGCACCTTTAGGAGCAGAATTAGCTGCGGTTACTGGAACAGGTACTAACTGGACTTTAGCAGGAACTAACTTAAACGTTGGTGGTTATACGCATACGGTAGGTTCAATAGTTCCTTTGACTACATCATTAGCTGCGGTTAGTGGAACATATTATCAGATTACCTATACCATTACAGGTAGAACGGCTGGTTCAATTCAAATTGATTTTGGAGGTACTTCTACAAGTACAACGGCAACAGGAGCAACTGGACCTTTATCATCATCTACGGCAGTTCTTACAATAACTCCAACAACTGATTTTGATGGAACGGTTGTATTGAGTATTAAATCTATTGGAACAAGTTCTGCTTCATCAATATTTGCAAATAGTGCAGGTACAGAAAGTATAGGAATAAGGGCAAGCAGTATTATTAGTAATACATTTATTGGACAAAACGCAGGTAGAAGAAATACAACAGGGCAAAATAATACATTCATTTCATATCAAGCAGGACAATCTAATACAACTGGGCAAGCAAATACATTTGTTGGGCAAGCAGCAGGTCAGAATACATCAATAGGTAATACTAATACATTTTTAGGTGCAGGTGCAGGACAAAATAATACAACTGGAGGTAGCAACACTTTTATAGGTGCAAGTGCAGGTTCTGGTAATTCAACTGCTACTAATAATATTGCTATTGGAGTAAATACTTTTTTAGCTAATACAACAGGAACACAAAACATAATAATTGGTAATCAAACATATAGTACTAATACTGCTACAAGTAGTAATGTCATAGTCGGATTTCAATCATTATCTGGTATAACAACGGGTGGGTCAAATACTACATTAGGAAACCAAGCAGGAAGATTTATTGCTGATGGAATAACTCAGACAACATCATTCACTAATGGTATTTTAATTGGTGCTAGTACAAAACCACTTTCTCAAGGTAATGATAATTCAATAGTAATAGGAATAAATTCCACAGGCTTAGGCTCAAACACTACTGTATTAGGTAACTCATCAACTGTTACTACGGCTATTTACGGGAATTTACTTTTAGGTACAACCTCGACTACTGCATCAGCATTATTGTCAATGAGTTCTACGACAAAAGGCTTTTTGCCTCCTGTAATGACAACTACTCAGAAGAATGCAATATCATCACCAGCGACAGGATTAGTTGTATTTGATTCTACACTTGGTAAATTATGCGTATTTTCAACTACTTGGCAAACGATAACTTCTATTTAATTAAATAAAATGGCTTTAATATACTCTTGGATTATTAGTGCAATGGATACAATCCCATCAATAGATGGATTAACGGATGTAGTTTCAGTAGTTCACTGGCGAAGAAGCATAACGGATGGCACATACATTGCCGAAACTTATGGCATTATGGGATGCCCATCACCAAGCGAAATAGACTTTACTGCTTATGCTGATTTAACTCAAGCAGATGTAGAAGCTTGGCTAGAATCTGGACTTGATATGGAAGCAATAGATGAAGAATTAAATACAAAATTAGATACTTTAATAAATCCTCCAGTAATTGTACTTCCTTTGCCTTGGGCATCTAATAACTAAAAAGAATGGCGAATAAAAAAATAACGCAACTTGCGAGCAAGAGTTCAGTATTATCAACGGATTTATTTCCGATTGGCGATGCTACAACAGGTACGCTTTATAAGAAAACTATTGCAGAACTTCAAGCTGCGATTGGTGGTGCAGTTGTATCAGTTAATGGTAAAGTTGGAACGGTAGTATTAAATACGGATGATGTTGCCGAAGCAGTTAGTCCTACAAACTTATACTTTACTAATACAAGAGCAAGAGGTGCGATTAGCTTAACAACTACAGGATCGAGTGGAGCATCAACTTATTCATCTTCAACTGGTGTTTTAAATGTTCCAACATATACGCTTGCTGGACTTGGTGGTATTACTGCTACTTTTTTAAGTGCTGGTACTGGAATTACTTATAATAGTGGAACTGGAGTTATTGCTACAACTATTACTCAATATACAGATGCTTTAGCAAGAGCATCACTTAGTGGAACTGCGCCAATTGGTTATAATTCAACTACCGGAGCGATAAGTATAAGTCAAGCAAATACATCTACAAATGGGTATTTAAGTTCTACTGATTGGAATACATTTAATGGAAAACAAAGTACAATTACCTTAACAACTACAGGAACTTCGGGTGCAGCAACTTTTTCAGCTGGTACTTTAAATATTCCTCAATATCAAGCAGTATTAACAAATCCAGTAACTGGTACAGGAACAAGTGGATACCATGCAAAATGGACTTCATCAAGTGCATTAGGAAATGGTTTAATTTATGATACAGGTACTTTTATTGGAATAAATAAAACTTCAGCAGTAAGTAATGAAAAATTAGCAATAACTGGGAGTACAAATATTTGGGGAGTTGTCAGAATTGAAAATGATACTAACCAAGCTGATTTAAATCATGGTGCTTTAAATATTGTAAATACTCGAAGCACTTATGCAGTAGGAAACGATGCTTCAATTATGTTTAGCGCATTTAATTCTACTGCAAGTATGCAGCCAAGAGCAACCATTGGAATGCTTGTTGCTTCAGATTTAGGTGGTCATTTAGTTTTTAATACAAGAAACGATTCTGGTTCTGGGGAAAGGATGCGAATTCTTTCAGATGGTAGAGTTGCAATCGGAACAACAGGGACTATATTTAATTCAAAATTTCAAGTTTATCAATCAACTGCTGGGAATGTGATTTCACATTTTTACGATACAAGTGGAGATGCTGGTTATTATTTTTATAATTATAGTAATTTATTCGTATTTGAAGGAAGAAATTCTGCTGGTTCATCATATAAAGGATTTGCATCTCTTCCATATGGTGGAAATTTTTTAATTGGTACTTTAACAGATAATGGAGAAAAGCTTTATGTTAGTGGTGCAATAAGAGCAACAGGAACAATCACAGCAAACTCTGATATTATCTTAAAAAAGAATCTATTAAAGATTGAGAATGCGCTTGAAAAAGTAGAGCAAATCAACGGATATACATACGAGTTCAAAGAAGATGATTCTAAGCGACACGCTGGGGTAATTGCTCAAGAGATTCAAGGAGTATTACCAGAAATTGTAAACAAAGGAAACGATGGCATTCTTGGAGTTGAATATGGTAATATATCGGCTTTACTAATTGAGGCTATCAAAGAGCAACAAACACAAATCAACGAGTTAAAAGCATTATTGAATAAATAAATGGCTTTACAAGCTTCGGGACAAATGTCCTTTGCAGATGTTTACAATGAAATAACGGGGGAATCATTAACGAATCCCCCTATTTCTATTACGGCTGCCGAACTTGGGCAATTACAAAATGCTCAAGGGCAGACTATTCCATTAAATCAGTTTTCGGAGTTTAAACCAGATGGTACTTTACCAACGGTATTTCCAACGGAATGGTACAAGTATTGCCAAATCTGCAATGTTTCAAAGCCATTCTTGACAATCAGTAAATCAGCACCATCACAAGCATATAACAACCAGAATTTTAACTTTATTATTACCATTACCAACAATGGTCAAGCTTCAACAAGTGGTATTATTTATGTAACGGATACACTACAAACTAATTTAGTTTACCAATCAGTAAGTGGTACGAATTGGAGTGGTAGCGTGGCGAATAATGTTGTTGCTTTGCAGTTCAATGGTACTTTAGGAATTGGTCAATCTACTCAAGTAACGATTGTAGTTAAAACGGTTTACAATGCGACATATAATAACTATGCTTCGGTTACTGGTGGTGGCGATTCAGTAGTTCGATACTCAAATACAACTACAACTTCGGTAATAACTCAGACTTGGACATCAACTCAAACACTTAGATTAGATAGAACCTATCAAAAGAATAATTGTGGAGGTTATGGTACCGGTACCTATGAGCAAATTTATTCGCCATATTATACGAATACCTATACAAGTTATATAAGTCAAGCGGATGCTGATTCAAATGCTTATCAAATGAGTTATTCTCAAGCTTCAACTTGGCTTGATTATAATGGGCAAAATCAAGCAAATACTCAAGGTTCTTGTGTTTACCAATATCCAGTTGTTCAGCTTACTTTATTTGAATCGCCTAGCGTTATAAATAAAGGATCAACAGGAACGGTAACGCTTCAAGTAACTAATCAAGTAGTTGCCACAAATGGAAACATAACTTTTCAGATTGCATTGCCAGCTGGAATCAGTTACAATGGAGTAATATCTGTTCCTAATATTTATTCAATTAGCGTAAATGGTCAGATAGTATCTTTTACAACAAGCCAATCTTTAGCAAATGGATATTCAGCTACTTTAATATTTAGTATTTATACTAATACGGTAGGAAGCTATTCATTTAAAGCGACAGGAAGCGGAGGCAATATGCAAAATAATTATACAGAATCTAATTATGTTTATTTTGATGTAACTGCTGAACCTACTTATTCATTCGGAGTTTTATCTGAAAATTATAGTTTTAATTCAAAAGAGAAAAATCCTAATGCTTCTATTGTAGCAGTTCCGACAGATGATGCTTATTATTCTTCTTTCTTAAATATTACTAATGGAAATAGTGGAGCAGATGGATTATTGATAACTTGTATTATTCCATCATTTTATCCCGGCAATCAAGCACAAGTTTCATTGGATTCGAATTATTTCCAAGCTACATGGAATGCGCTTCAACAAAGAATGGAAATTACCAATAAAGTGAATAATGTACCTGTTGGACAATATTATTTTCGTATTAAATTACCGATGAATATTGACTATTTTAGAGCAAATAATAGTTCTCAAAGTGGTTTAGTAATTACATCGTCTAATACAATGATTTCATCATTGCAAAATGCTACCTATTATTTTTATAAAAATAGTTCGTATCAATCTCAAGGTACTACTTCAATAACTTGGGCAAGTAATTATTTGGAATATTATTCATTTAATTTTACCAATACTCCAAATACTACTACGAATATGCAATTACGCTATCGCCATGTATATCTTGGAAGCCCTACAACTATTAACTTAGTTTCTATTGGAAATTCATTAGGTTCATTTGGTATTTGGTATTTAAATCCAACAAGAAACAATGGATATGTATCTCTATCCTATCCATTAATTTATGATATTGGAGGCGAGCAATACTTTGGAATGTACACTTATTTGACTTTGTTATATAACAATACAAGCATTGCATTTAGTACAAATAGAAACGATATTGATTCTTCTGCCAATACTGGAATCAAAATAAATTCAAGATACAACGATCCTTTTTTACGAGATATTAACTTAACAATTTCAGTAGATTCGGGAGGTAATTTTATAAATTCTTAAAGATTAGCTATTTATTATTGTTAAACTTAAATACAACCAAATGAAATTAGATTTTAACTTTAACTTTATCGGGTTAGATGAAGTAGCGTTTGAAGGTGGTAACGCTGGAAAAACATTAGCAAGTGCATTAGCTGGAGCATCAAAAGGAGATGCACTAAAGTTTTGGGATTGGGCAAAAAAATTATTTAAAGGTGAGGTTTTAGATTTAGACAAATCAGACCAAGAAACCTTAAAGACATTTGTCAAAGAATCAGATAGCTTTACTGTACTTGCAAAGGCTCAACTTTTAGAAACATTTATTCAAGACTAAAATGATTGTATTCATTGAACCAGTAAAAGGAGTAAGAGAGATTGCGGATCGCATCGAGATTAAAGTTGTTAATTATGTTCTACAAGGAGCAGAACAAACGCTTTACTTTTGTTTACAATCTCAATTCAATAAAATGATTGAGGAAGGCAATCTAATTATTCCAGAACCGGTAGTTGCTGAATGGGGAGTTGATGATTCAATTATTATTGATTGGGCATTGGACACTTTAGGCTTAACTAAAAAAGAAGAAGTTTTAACTGAAGGTTCATTGTAATATGTTTAATTTTTCTGATATATTAGTGCCATCTCTTACAGCCTTTTTTGGAGCATTAGTTACATGGTTTTTCGGTAGAAAGAAGGAGAACGTAGAAGTTCAAGGAACTGAAATAACTAACACACAAGAAGCAATCAAAATTTGGCGAGAGATGGCACAGGATATGTCGGACAAAGTAAAAGAGTTGAGCGACAAGGTCGATGCGCTAACGCAAGAAGTACATTCATTACGCACAGAGAATAGCGATTTAAAGCACAAACTCGGATTAGATGAAAATCAACCAATCAAGCGCAAAAGGACTAAACCTAATCAAGACATTTGAAGGATTAAGTCTTAAACCATATCTTTGCCCAGCTGGCATTCCCACAATTTCTTACGGATTAACTTACTATCCAGATGGTAGAAAAGTTAAAATGACTGATAAGCCAATTTCAGAATTTGAGGCTTCATCAATGTTAAGTCATGTACTTAAACATTATGAGCAATCAGTTGATAGTTATACACGAGATGACATTACTCAAGGACAATTCGATGCTTTAGTTTCTTTCGCTTATAATTGTGGAGTTAGTAATCTTAAAAGTTCAACACTATTAAAGAAAGTTAATGCTAATCCTAACGATGCTACAATTCGACAAGAGTTTTTAAAATGGAATAAAGGAGGAGGCAAAGTATTAGCTGGATTAACAAAAAGAAGAACGGCAGAAGCTGATTTATATGAATCTTGACCAATACTCTAATCTAATAAAGGCAGTAACAAGTTTACTGCTTTTGTTTTTTGTAGCATTTATTTATAAATCCTACAATAAAAAGCCTAATTCATTGCCAATCTCACAACAAATAACTACAAAGAATGAAATCATTAAAATCGATTCCTTTATTAATCGGATTCCTTTTACTTATTCAGATAGCCAAAGGACAAGTTTCATACAAAATTACAGGTCATACAGGTAAACAAATTTGTATTCCAGTTACTTTAATGGATACAATAATTCACGATTTAAAAGAGCGCAAGTTATTATTAAGAAAAGATAGCCTTAATACGGCTTATATTTCGATTTTAAACAACGATAACGCTAATAGACAAACAAAGATATACGAAACAGAAAAGTCGTTTATTATAAGCGAAAGTAAACGTAAAAGAAATGGATGGCAAAGAAATTTCTTTATATTGTCTACTACAATTTTAATAATACTATGTACGAAATAAGAGTTGAACCAATGGAAAAGCACGAACCAGATAGATTAACTACATCGGTAATGCTCGGAACGATGCTTGATGTCTTAGAATCCGTAAAAGATTCTGATGATTCAACCTTTGTTTTAAAAATGAAATTAAATAATAATATTGAATTTTTGGTGGATCAATTAATGACTGAATATGAGCAAGGAAGAAAATAAGACTTCTGAAGAAATAAGCCAAGAGGCTTTGGAATTATATAAGTCTGGTAAATTTCAAACTCAAGGTGCTATTGTTCGGCATTTAGTAAGTTTATATCCCGATACCGACAAGGAACGTTTAAGAATAGCTTTGCTTCGTAGAGTTCAAAGGTATAAGAAAACTAATAATCATCCAGCACTTACAACAGAATGCGAGGCAGTTGGCTTACCGGTAGAGAATGTTTCAAACTACTGGTATAAGGGAAAGCAATATTCAGTTCATGTTAAAGGCGATAAAGCTAAAACCTATGAGGAAATCAGAGATGAGGTTATTGCGAGCATGCAAGAATACTCCCCAGTTTATCCTAATATTATTAGGACAAATATTAGTGATGGTCATTTACTTGTTGTTGATCCTGCTGATATACACATTGGGAAGCTTGCTACTGCTTACGAAACTGGTGATTCATACAATGTGGAGATTGCTACAAAAAGAGTATTGGATGGAGTTCGTGGAATCATTCAAAAAGCACAAGGGTTCAATATTGACCAAATTTTATTTATAGCTGGTAATGATATATTACATACTGATTCAGCCAAGCGAACAACTACGAGTGGTACACCACAAGACACTGATGGGATGTTTTATGAGAATTTCTTATGTGCCAAGAAGCTATATGTTGAAGTAATTGAATTGCTTTTACAAGTAGCAGATATTCATTTTGTTTTTAATCCAAGTAATCACGATTATCAAAGTGGATTCTTTCTTGCAGATGTTATTCAAAGTTGGTTTAGATTAAATGGCAATATTACCTTTGATTGTTCAATTGCACATCGTAAATACTACCGGTATGGTAGCAATTTAATTGGTAGCACTCACGGCGATGGAGCAAAGCCACAAGACTTGCCTTTACTTATGGCAGTTGAAGCAAAAGAATTATGGGCTAATACGGAGCATAAATATGTTTATAGCCATCACCTACATCACAAAGTAAGCAAGGATTATATAGGAGTTACAATTGAATCACTTAGATCACCATCTGGAACTGATTCTTGGCATCATCGTAACGGATACCAACATGCTACCAAAGCAGTTGAAGGATTTATTCATCATAAAGAATTTGGACAAGTTGCAAGGCTTTCTCATATATTTTAATATATTTGTAAGAGTTTTCATAGTGATAATAGGTTTAGTTAAAAGGAAAGGATGTCGGTTTTACTGATGTCCTTTTTTGTTGATTGATAAAAAATATTTAAAAAAGTTTTTTTATTTAGAATCTTCTTTGTAATATTACACATCGAAAGCAACGAAGCAATCGAATAAACCTTATCAAAATGAAAAACTTTATCTCACTAATGTTAGGCGAAGATTTCACATCAGCCGACATCATTCCAGCAATTAAAACTTTCGCTGGATTAATCTTATTATTATCAATCGTTTCAATCATTGAAAACCTATGAAAATTATCAAAGCACAATTCAAGGATGAAGCCGGTTATTACACAATGACCTGGTCTTTCAATCACGAACTTTGGACTATCAAGGATATTATCCAACACGAGTGTCAAAAATCAAAATCAATCTTTATTAAATTTTTAAACAATGGAAACTAAATTTGCAGTATTAAAAAACTTTATTGAAGAACACAAAGTAGATATTAACTACTTCTATTCAATTCACATTATGTCAGACCATATCAGCTTACAAGGATATGATAACAAGCATCCAAAAGATATTGGATTCAAATTTGTAGATGAAGCAATTATAACAAAAAGCTGGATTGTCTTTAATTTTGAATATCAATCAGTTAATTTTAAAATCACTTTAACTTAATCAATATGAAAAACCTAATCAAATCTCTCTCGGACTTCCAAAATGAATGTCCAATTATCCACAAGGATACAAAAGGTCATAACTATACTTATGCTGACCTTCCTCAAATCTTTAGCGTTATTAATCCATTGCTAAAGAAACACAAGCTTTGCTTCACACAATTACTGGAGAACGATGGCATTAAGACTATCTTATTTCATGTTGATAGTGGCGAGCAACTTGAAAGCTTCACTCAGATTCCAAAAGTAAAACTTGGGAATATGAATGATTATCAAGCGTATGGATCGGGAGTAACTTACTTTAGAAGATATGCTTTGAGTTCAATGCTTGGTATTATTACAGACAAAGATACAGATGCTTCTGGTACTCAAGTTAAAGAATCAGTTCAAGCAAAACCAAAGATTGATGATGTTATCATTGCATCAAGCATTAATGCTACATCATCTATTGAGAAGCTAAATGCTTATTATAAGCAAGTAAGTTCTGATTATGAATTAACTCCAGAGCAAATCAAATTATTTTCAAACCGTAAATCATTTTTAAAATAATGGAATCTAATATAACTCTAGTTTTTAATTGGCAAGAAAAAATTAATGAATGTACTACGCTTTCAAATCTTAATGATTTATTTTTTGCTCACGAAACCGAAATAGCAGAAAAACCAGAAGTATTAAACTTAATCAATAACCGTAAACAACAACTTAAAAAGTAATGGAAAAGAAAGAAAAAGTATTCGCAGATGGTTTCATCTTCAAGCGTTCAGATAACGCACCAGATTTTGTAATCGGAAACATCTCAATCAAATCAGAAGATGCGATTGCATTTATCCAAAAGCATTCTAAAAAAGGATGGGTGAATCTAAAAGTTAATAAGTCACAAAATGGTAAAGCCTATATCGAGTTAGATACTTGGGAAGCTACCGATACCAAGCCAACTTATACTGAAACTCCAGCGTTAAACGGAGATATGGCTAATGAGTTTAATAATTCAGATTTGGAGTTCTAATGATTTGGAGTTTAACAAATTACTACGAATTTAGATGGGAGGATCACTTCGTAGGAGATGATAAATGGTTTGCAAGAAGTTTCTATCAATGCAAGAAATTTGATTCGCAAGAGCAAGCAAATGAGTACGTTACTAATATGTTAGCCGGTAATAGATGCTTGGGAGTTTTAGAATTAACTCCAGAATACGATAAGATTTTAGAATCTTGTGATGGAGATAAAATAGAAGAATTTAGAGAGTTAAAAGAATTTACATTATGAAAATCAGAAAGTTAGATTTATATCAAGAAGTGGCTAATAGACTAAACTCAAAAGGAGTTAAGCCATTTTCAGCAAGGGAGTTCAATATGCCATTAGTTCAACAAGTGGTATATGGCAAGGTCAAGAACGAAGATGTTATGCAAGAAATCAAAGAGTTAATGCTCGAGAAATTACATGGCTCAAGGTAAGAATAAACAACACGAGAAGGCCAGCGAGGTTCTGGCTTTCTTTGGAGTATATGGAATGATTTCCATGTGGATCATTTATCTAATCGTTTATCTATTCAACCTATGAAAGAACTAACCTTTAACCAATGGCAAGAGCATCTTGCTAAGGAACTTGAAAAAAACTATCGTAAACTTAAATTAATTAAAGATGAAAAGCTTCAAGCAGTACCATCAAAACAACCCAAGCGTCTATACAGAGTTTAAGCGTTTGGCATTCCAATTAATCAATCGAGGCTATAAGCACATTGGAGCAAAGCAAATCTTCGAAGTTATCCGTTGGCAAACAATGGTAAGTGGTAACGATGGATTTAAAGTTAATAACACTTACACTTCTGACTATGCCAGATTATTTGAGAAAGACTTTCCATTATATGCTGGAATATTTCGCAAAAGACTTGTGAAGTTAATAGAGGATTAGTATATTGTAATACAATAAGCCAAGCGGGTGGTAGCACTTGGGTTATTTTAATGGTTTAAAAAACCGAAGCCAGCTTTGCTCTACCACGCATTGTCTGGCTTTTTTTATTATATAAATGAAGTATTACCTACACGATTCAAATTCGTTTAACGATGAAAAAATAACTGAACTATATCTTGAGTTTGGTTATGAAGGACTTGGATTGTTCTACACGATCCTTGAAAAACTTGCTCTTCAAGAGAAGCCAATTAAGACAAATGTTCTTAAACACCAGCTTAATGTTGGCAAAAAATTAGAGAAAGTTTGGAAGTTTTTAGAAGAAATTGATTTGATTTCTACAAATAATGGAGAAACTTTTAACAAACAACTGCTAAACTTTAGTAAAAAGTATCAAGTTTCTAAAGAAAAAAACGCAAAACGCATTTCCGAATGGCGTGATAATCAAGCAGTTACCGAAAATGTAACGCGTTCAGAACTTGTTCGTAATGCTGATAAAGTAAAAGAAAGTAAAGTAAATAAAGTAAAAGAAAGTAAAGAAGAGTTTAGCGAAATGCTTTCGCCATTCATTGCTGACTTAAATAATGAATATGAAAATTTCTATTCTTACTGGACTGAAAAAAATAACAAAGGCAAAGAGCGATGGGAAATGGAAAAATTTTTTAATATTGAAAGAAGAATAAAAACTTGGATCACTAACTCAACTAAATTTAAAACTAATGGAACTGACAACAACAAACCGCTCGGAACATCTGCCGCAAGAATGGAAGCCTTACGGAACTGGTAATGCTTTGGCTGAGCAGTTAATGCTTGCAAGCAAGGGTCAGACTTTACGTTTAAGCGATGAAAATGATTTAAAGCAAGTGTTACGCTATTCGATGCTTTTAGTTGGATTACGAGCAAATAATATGCCAACTGAAGAAGAGAAGTTTGTATTGATTAATTTTATAAAAACAAATTTTGCAAATGTAACGATTGCTCAAATCAAATTAGCTTTTGATATGGCAGTAGCTGGAAAGCTTCAAGTTGATGCTAAATGCTATGAGAACTTTTCTTGTGAATTTTTTGGTAGAATAATGGCAAAGTACTTAGAGTTTTCAGCACAGGAAACAAGGATTATTAGCCAGCGAGTAGTTGAAGATGAACCATTGCCAAAGCCAAGCGATGAAGTATTAAAACTTCAAGCTATTGAAATTATTAATGATTTTGCTGATAAGGTGAAGAAGGCAAAAGATACCGGTAAAACATTTAATTGGATGACTGGAGGATTAAGTGAACTTTACAAAATGCTTGTGAAATTTGGTATCCAGACAATATCTAAGGAAGAAATGCTAGAGATTTGGCGAAAAAATGCGGGGATTGAAAACGAAGAAGAACGCAAGAACCATTGCCGAATGCAGTCTTATATTTTATTGGCTAATCAGTTGGCTGATTTTGATGCAAGAATAAATAGTGAAGGAAAAATTAAACCGATAGAAGATGACAATTGAAAGATTTAAAAAAAACTTGCAGATGATGATAATTCAAAGAATGCAAGAAAGGAAATTATCTAATCAAGATTTAGCTGAAGAACTTGATGTTACTTTAACTTGCGTAAGACAATGGGTAAGAGGTAAACATACCTTATGCTTTGAATTAGGTTTGCAAGTTTGTAAATTTTTGGATAT